GTAATGATTCATCAGATAATGCTGGTAACCAGACTGGATCGGTTACCAGCAAAGGCAGTGGCACCAGCAACGAAGTAACTACTCTAGTTAACAAAACTGCCCGGCCTATTATGCCAAGATCTAATATACTGGATCGGTATGCCAGCTATTCGTACAACATGAGTCTTTATCTTATGAGCCCCGAAGACTATAGTCGTATGCTGTCAACTAAAAAACGATTCATTCCTGGATATCAGTTACTAATGCAAAGTGGTGGGGCACCGCAGTTTGCCGCAGGCTATACAGGGGTTCCCAATGATCTTGAACCTGGATCAGTAAGCCTAGCTCAGGGTAGAAATCAGTTTTTTCCTCTAGACTATTATTTTGACGATGTTGAAATTAAAAGCCTACTCAGCGGCAAAGGTACCGGTGGTGCACATAATGCAGTTGAAATTAAATTTAAAATAATTGAGCCTAATGGTATTACTCTACTAGATAATCTTTATCGAGCTACTAGACAATATATCGAGCGCGGTGGAGGTGCAAGTACTAGTACCGCAAATAATAATTACTCGGCACAGAACTATCTAATGGTAATAAGATTCTATGGTTACGATGAAAACGGAAATATAATCTCGGCACCCGGGGAACTTGACAGCTCGGGCAAAACAGACACATCGGCTATTGTTGAAAAATTTATACCGTTTCAGTTTACTGGAATCAAATTTAGAATTGCAAACAAACTAACCGAATACGATTGTACCGGGGTGTGCCCGCAGAACGTTATTGGTAGTAGTCAAGGTCGAGGAGTAGTGCCCTTTAATATTGAATTAACAGCAACTACTTTGCAAAATTTACTTAATGGTAGTTCTAATTTTAGACAAACCCCAGAAGTCGACGACAATGGGCGAGAAGTTTCCAATTCGGTTACTAATCCAGACAAGGCCAGTACAGCACCAAACCCTACACTAATTACTGGTTTATCACAGGCGCTGAATCAATATCAACAAGAATTAAAAAATGAAGGCACTTATGGCGTTCCCGACGTGTATAAATTTGTTATTAGCCATCCAGAATTAGCCAATGCTAGTATTGTTCCACAGGGCGAAATAGATAGAAAAAACAAGCCCATGGTTCAAGCAACTACAGCAGCCGAGGCCAACGATGGAGACCGTCAAAGTGTTAACAACGAGGCTAAAACTGTAAGCGTAACCGCAGGAACATCAATAGTACAATTCTTAGATATAATTGCTCGAAGTAGCGACTATATCTACAAACAACAAAACAGAATTATTGATTCAGATAATAATGAAATACCCCAGGGAAACTCGGCCAGGGCCTTTGCCTGGTATAGAATTGGCATTCAGGCCAAACCACTAGGCCCAGATCCAAAACGAAACGATCTTGCCTACGAAATAACCTACGAGCTTGCGCCCTACGGAGTCAATGATATTAAAAGTGAGTACTTTCCACGTGGACGATTTAGGGGAACACAAAAAAAATATTCATATTGGTTTACTGGAAAAAACGATAGTGTATTAAATTATGAACAAGACTTTAACTATCTGTATTATATAACAGTTAATAGTCGACAGAAACGGCCAGTGGTTAACGGCACACCTGACTATCGAGAGATTGAAAAAAAATTGTTTGCACCAAACAGTCCACAGACAAATCAAGGCATAAGTTCTTGGTATACAAACGAGCCCAGCGCCAATGCAGCCGACTATCTATACAGCCCTTCAGATCAATCTCGTGCAAAATTAACTATCATAGGTGACCCGGCATGGATAGCACAAGGAGAAGTTTGGTCCGGTATACGTACCAGCAACAAAACTTATAATAACGATGCAGATGTTTATTTTGATGCATTTTTAAGTGATGGGACAATTAACTTTGACGCCCGTGAAGCACTATTTGAAATAGAATTTAATAAGCCAGTTGACTATAACTTAGATACTGGGTTAATGAGTCCAAACGCCCCAGGTACGACAACACAGTCTTATGTCTACAAAGCTTTACAGGTTGTTAGCGTTTTTAAACAAGGAAAATTTACACAGGATCTTGAAGGGGTCTTGTTAATATTTCCAGATAGCATTAGCAAAACTACACAAATTGTACAAAGTGGGTTTGAAAATACTACTACTGATAATCCTTATGCTACTGGATCAAGTCAATTAGACGCATCCACAGTAAGGCAAAATACTTCGGATACTGCATCTTTAGCCTTAGACATTGTGGGTCGAATTGGCAGTGTGTCAAACTCAAGTTCCGTTTACTACGATGATCCACTTGGTGGAGTATATGCAAACAACCCCAGTAACGCGGCATTGGCCTATAACCCACCACAGTCATATCAGGTACCGCCTGGCCCCCAAGACACAGCAGCCACAACCTATGCCGAAGGGCCAGGCCCGCAGTTAAGTCCAGCACAAAGTTTGCCGCCAACTAGTGGAAGCCAAACAGTTGGAGGCTCTGGCATCAATAACATAGTTGTTGACACTAATGGACAAGATGGCAGTATTAATACGCAACCTAATACTCAGAATAATTTTGCGTTCTTGCCCAATAATGAAATTGTCAAGGTCATTGCCGGACCAAACTTTACCGACTTACAACAGGTTCAAGTTCCAGTAAAAACTATACAGGGAGAAATTGTAATTGTAAGTACTAGTGAACAGGCAGCTACGTTATATGGTCAAGGGACAATATCATTACCAGAATACAACCGAGCAGTTGTGGTAATTAGTAACCTTCAAGCGGCTCAGCAGCCACAATTAGGAACAACAGTGCAATTAGTAAGGAATGATGACTAATGTCTAATAATATTCAGCGAAATAAAGGGCGCGGCAATTCGTACAAATTTGATCGAGGCGGGGTTCCTGCTGAATTTGGTCCTTATATTGGCATAGTTAAAAATAATGTAGACACCACGCGGTCGGGGCGACTACAAGTTTACATTGAGCAGTTTGGCGGCAACGATCCCAACAATAAATCATTGTGGCGCACTGTAAGTTATATCAGCCCATTTTACGGCTCTACACCACAGAACAGTGCTACCACATCAAGTGGCCCTGGCAATTTTAAAGGCAACGCACACACTTATGGAATGTGGTTTACTCCGCCCGATGTTGGAGTAAGCGTAATTTGCTTTTTTGTTGGTGGCGATCCCAACCAAGGATATTATGTAGGGTGCATTCCGGATCCCGGTGCTAACCACATGATACCAGCCATAGGCGCCAGCAAAAAATTTGTAACACAGACAAAGTCACAGGCTGATCTAACTGCAGGTGCCAATGCTATACAGTTACCAGTAGTTGAAATCAACAATGAGAATCCAGTCATACACGATAACCCAAGATTTTGGACCGAGTCTAAACCAGTTCATAGCTACGTATTTGGGGTGTTAAGCAACCAAGGTCTACTTGGTGATTATATCCGTGGACCAATCACATCAAACAGTCAGCGAGAAAGCCCAAGTGCGGTATTTGGTATATCAACCCCGGGAAGACCTATATACCGCGGCGGTAGCAGTGAAACTGATATACAACAAAAATTAACCAGTGGCGCTCTAAAACTTCAAGACGTTGGCATTGAAGGACGGCGTGGCGGACATTCTTTAGTAATGGACGACGGTGACATTCAGGGTAAAGACAATTTAGTTAGACTAAGATCGGCTAAAGGTCATCAAATTACCATGAGTGACGAAGCTAACTGCTTTTATTTTATTCACGGTAACGGGCTTACTTGGCTTGAATTTGGTGAACAAGGAACGGTTGATCTTTTTAGCACTAACAGTGTCAATGTGCGAACTAAAGGCGTAATTAATCTACATGCCGACAAAGATATCAACATAAACGCTGGCGGAGCATTAAATGTTAGAGCACAGTCAATAAACGTTGAAAGTCAAAGTTACATCAATTTAAACAGCGCAGAAGAAATGGTTCTTTATAGCAAGGCTGCAATCTCAGTAGGAACCGACGGTACTATCTCAATGGACAGTTCCGACGGTGGTTGGAAAACTGATGGAACTTTAACTTTTAAAGGCAGTCGTATTGACCTAAACGGTGGTAGTAGTCCAGATAGCGTTGAAGCACCAGCAAAAATTTCTGAATACAAGCTAGACGACACATTCTTTGACGGTACCAAAGGCTGGCAGGTTAAACAAGGCGCAATTAAAACTATTGTTACTCGTGCTCCTACACACGAACCTTACCCGTATCACAATAAAGGCGTAGCAGTTAATGTTGAGCTTGGTGGATCATCTAGCGGAGCTCTTTCATCATTGTCAAATCTAGGTGAGTCGTTAAGTGGACTAGCTGATGTGTCTGTGACTGATCCAATTGACTACGCTGATGTATTAAGTATAGGTCCAGCAGACATATCAGTAGGATCTCTAAATGAAGCGCAAGTGACTGGTCTAGTTGCACAGGCAAAAACATCAGTGGGACAGGCTTCAGACATAGCCAGCATCGAAAAAGGTATTGGCCAATTTGGATTTAAACCCAATCAACTAGAAGCTGTGGGACTACTAAAACCTGGGACTGTAAGCCAACTGAGTAAAATTGTACCTGGTGTGCCCACCATCGATGATATACAAAAGGCTGCGTCGTTGAGCATATCCCCAGAAGAAGTTGCAAAGCAGAGAAAAGCTCTTGAAACACTGGCATCTCCGGGAGTTTGGACCGGCACAAGTGGTGTTGTAGGTCTAAATTCTTTGCTGTCTAATCAACAATTACAAAATACAACTCAGCAAAAACTAATGTCAACTGCACTTAAAGGCCTACAGAGTGCCGGTGTTGCTAGTGGACAGGAAAGTGCAAACATACTAGGTCCTCTGGTACAGAGTGCGGCAATATTTGGTGTAGCATCAACAACAGCCTGGGTAAAAAATGTAGCTAATACTGCGGTTAAAACAGCAATTACCCAGACAGTAAAAAACGCTCAGTACACAACTAATTTCATGGACACCAAGGCCAGTAGTCTAATTGGTTTTGGCAAAACAGCCGAAGCTGCCACCGATACAGTTAATCGACAAATTGTTGATAATTCAGTAAAAACTCTACTAGGTGATACAAAAATTCCAGCACCTACCTATAAAACAGTTACTAGAGAAGATACGCCGCTGAGTAGTATAGAAACCGAACGTGAAAAGTTTTATGCGGCAACAACAAGTTATAAAGTTTGGGCAGATTCTATCAAAACACAACTAGAATCAATCTACAACGATCTGCTAACCTTAGAATCTAGTTCAACTATTAGTCTAAGTCAAGTTACTAACTTAAACAATCGATTTCAAATGGTCAAAGAAAAATACAACAGCGAAAAAGCTTCGTATATCAACAAAATAGAAAGTCTAAGACAGGCAGCATCACCGGATCTCCGTGCAGAATTTAACAGCGAAACAGCTACAGTTAACGCAGTGGCTAAGATTATTCTAGGTATAAGTCAGGCCGTTCAAGAACTGATATTAATACTGCGTTCTAAAGCTCGGTAAAATTGCGCGATAAATATTGGTTATGCCAGCATTTATCGGATTCAGTACAATAGATCAAAACAAAAAGTTTACGTTAACCGACGCAGCCTTGATCAAGCGCGACCTTGCTAATGCGTTTAACATTCAGCAAGGCGAAAAGGCCGGCCGGCCTGGTTATGGAACAACTATATGGTCTTATATATTTGACAGTCAAACTCCAGAGACTGTTCAAGCTATTCTTGCAGAAATACAAAGAGTGGCGGCTCAAGACCCGCGTGTGTATATCAGCAATGTACAAGTTTACCCGCAGGAAAATGGAATTTTAATTGAACTTCAAGTTCAAATTGTTGGTAGCAGTAGTGCCGAGAGACTGGCTTTATTCTTTGATCAAGAATCTAGACGAGCTACATTTATCTAAAACTACACAGATAATTTATTCAATAAATACTCTATACATGAGGCATTATGGCAAAGACAGCACGACAAACAGCAATATTCGGCGTAGAAGATTGGAAAAGATTATACCAAACTTATCGTGAAGCCGATTTTCAAAGTTATGACTTTGAAACACTTAGAAAAAGCTTTGTTGATTACTTACGTCTGTACTACCCAGAAACCTTTAATGACTATATTGAAAGTTCTGAATTTATAGCCTTACTTGATGTAATGGCTTTTATGGGCCAAGCACTGGCATTCCGTAATGATCTTAATGCTCGAGAAAACTTTTTAGACACTGCTGAACGCCGTGACAGCGTGGTTCGTCTGGCAAATTTAATTAGCTACACACCCAAAAGAAATACACCAGCTGAAGGCTACCTAAAGATACTAGCAGTTAATACCACAGAAAATGTAAATGATTTTAACGGAATAAATCTTGCCAACATCACTATTGATTGGAATGATCCTAATAATCCAAATTGGCTTGAGCAATTCACAGCCATTGTTAATGCCGCATTAATAGATAGCCAAAAATTTGGGCGCCCAGGCAATAGAAAAAACGTGCTTGGAGTAGAAACAAGTGAATACACAATTAATCTTATACCTGGATTCTTGCCAGTTATACCGTATACATCCACAGTTGACGGAGTTAATATGCCGTTTGAAGTTGTTAGTGGGACCACACTAGGCAAAGATTATGTGTACGAACCAAGCCCAAGACCCAGCGGCGCATTTAATGTTCTTTACAGAAATGACAATCTAGGATTTGGCAGTGATAACACTGGATTTTTCTTTTTGTTCAAGCAAGGGGTGCTACAGGATCAAGATTTTAACTTAGCCGAAGCTATTCCCAACAGAACTGTCAATATCAATATTGAAGGTTGTAACGAACAAGATCATTGGTTATACAAGCTAGATAATCTTGGTAGCATTGCATCTGAATGGGAATATGTAGAAAATATATTTGCTGGCGCAGTTGAACAATTGGCACCCAACCAACGAACTCTGTACAGTATAACTAGTAGAGCCAACGATCAAATTACACTAACCTTTGGTGACGGCGTATTTTCAAGTGTGCCAGTTGGACAATTTAGAGTATATGTTCGAGCCAGTAACGGTCTTGAATATATTATTAATCCTGAAGAAATGCAAAATGTTCAGGTTCCAATAAGCTACATCAGTCGTAATGGCAGACTAGAAACTATTACATTCACCTGCGGTCTTACAACCCCGGTGACAACAGCGCAGTCTAGAGAAACCATTGCCGACATCAAACAACGTGCGCCAGCTCGTTACTATACTCAAAATCGCATGGTAAATGGCGAAGATTATAATAATTTTCCATTTACTAAATTCAACAGCGTTATCAAAAGCAAGGCTGTAGTTAGATCGGCTGTGGGGACAAGTCGATATATTGACTTAACTGATGTCACTGGCAAATATTCAAGCACTAATATTTTTAGCAGTGACGGTGTTCTTTATCGAGAAAATGTATTACCTACTTTTGAGTTTGACTGGTTCAATCGTAACGACATTGTTGACATCATTACCAACAGTATTGAACCGTTGATACAAGGTCGAAGCATGTTGCAGTTCTACTACGACCCAAACAACTTTGTTCGTCCATCGCTGGCAGTGTTGTCTGTGGGATGGCATCAAAGTACTACTCTGGTTAATCAAACAACCGGATATTTTTACACTGGCACTGATACAAATCCATTACCAATTGGTAGTTATAATACTAATAATGCCAAATATATTACCCCCGGCAGTTTGATAAAATTTGTACCACCAGCTGGATATTTCTTCGACCCTGACAATAGATTACAGGCAGGTATTCCAACACGAGCTGACGAAAAGCTAGTGGTCTGGGCCACGGTACTAGAAGTTGTGCTTGAAGGTACTGCACAAGGATTAGGTAATTTTCCTGACGGCGTTGGCCCAGTAACGTTGAACAATTTTATACCAAATGGAGCCCGCGCCGATGTTGTAATTCCTAAATTTGTTGATGATCTACCTGGTAGCATTGAACAGGCCATGATACAACAAATTGAGCTTTTAAGAAATTTTGGTCTTGGTTTTAACAATATCACTGGACAGTGGTATATTATAACTAGCACAAACTTAGCAGTTGATGCTCCATTTAGCCGTACCAATGCACAGGATACACAAGGTTTAAACCTTGACGCATCTTGGTTAATTGAGTTTATAACCAATGGTCAAAGCTATGTTGTAACAAGTCGTGGACTCGACTACAAATTTGCCAGCGTAATCGAAACAAGATTTTTATACGATGCGGCCGGAGAAGTCTATGACAGTCGAACCGGATTAGTATTAAATGATTTTGTGCGTGTACTAAAAACAAATTCTAGACCTGACAGCAATCTTCCGCTAAGTGGTGATATAACCATGGACATTATTGGGCAACCTATACAAAGTGATGGATTTGTCAATGACTACGAAGTGGTAGTAAGCTTCCAGGACAGCGATGCCGACGGTGTTGCTGATAATCCAGATTTCTTTGCAGAAATTGTAGCACCGTCGGTATCACCAAATTCAAAATTGGTGTTTTTCCAACAGGTAGTTGATTTTGACAATCTTGAACGATATCTTCCACTAGAACCAGGCATAGTTAATAGTAACTATACCACACTTGACGAGATAGAATTGGTTAAGGCAGACTATGTTAACGGACAGATTTTTTATACCACCTCGAGCAAACTTTTCTATGAATTAGTTATTGCCATTGTTAACGGCGTTATCCAGCGTGTGCTTACTCAGCGATTTGATTTTATAGCCAGGACTGGCCGTGGAGCCCTTGGCTTTCAGTATCGTCACAATAGTACACTAACAAACATTATTGATCCTGGCGTTACCAATATTATTGACATTTATTTGGTAACACAGGCTTACTACACTGCCTATCAAAACTATATCAAAGATACTACTGGCACAGTAACTGAGCCAATACCGCCTACTATTAGTGAGTTGTCTACTGCTTATAGCAATCTTGATGAATATAAAATGGTCAGTGACAACATAGTTTTTAACAGTGTGACCTTTAAACCATTGTTTGGTGCCAAAGCACCATCACCGTTAAGAGGTACCATTAAAGTGGTCAAGGCACCAAATACCGTGGCCAGTGATAGCGAAATCAAGAGCCAGGTGATTGCTAATATAAACAATTATTTTACAATTGACAAGTGGGATTTTGGCGATAGCTTTTTCTTCTCAGAGTTGTCTGCATACTTGCACGAACGGTTAGGATCAATTATTAGTTCAGTGGTGTTAGTACCACTAAACCCGTCAAAAACATTTGGCGACTTGTACGAAATACGTAGTGCTCCAAATGAAATATTTGTGAGCGCTGCCACAGTTAACGATGTTGAAGTAATAAGTGCTTTAACTCAAAGTAATATTCGTAGTCAGACTCCAGTGGTGGGTCTGTATCCAAGTAACACCACTTTCCAGGGCACCAGTAACGGGGGTACGGTTTAATGGCATTGCGTAGAACTGTTGATTTACTTCCTGAGATTTTTAGAACAGATACTAATAAAAAGTTTCTGTCAGCCACACTTGACCAACTTACACAAGAACCAAATTTAAAAAGAACTAAAGGTTTTGTGGGACGTCGAGTTGGTGCTGGAGTAAACCCGCTTGACAATTATGTAGTAGAACCTAGTGCTTCTCGTACTAACTATCAGTTAGAACCTGGTGTTGTATTTTTAAAGCCAGGAACTGAGGTTGCCGAAGATGCTATCACCTATCCAGGCATTATTGATAGTCTTAACCTTCAGGGCAGCAACACTGAACGGCAAGATAGATTGTTTCAAAGCGAATACTATGCTTATGACCCATTCTGTGATCTAGATAAGTTTACAAACTACAGTCAGTACTACTGGTTACCAGCTGGTCCAGATAGTGTAGACATTAGTAGTACTGTTGTTCCTCTCACAGATAACTTTAATGTAACAAGAAATGCTGCCAGCTATACATTTTTAGGTGTACCAGGAAATAACCCAATTATTACTTTGGCTCGTGGTGGAAATTATACCTTCACAGTTAACCAGCCAGGTAAAAAGTTTTATATACAATCAGCCCCAGGCATAAGTGGAACTTTACCAGCTACGCCAAATATCAGTAGCAGAAATGTCTACGGAGTTATAAACAACGGCGAAGATCAGGGCGAAATTGAGTTTTATGTTCCACTGAACACAGCACAAGATTTTTATTATTCGCTAAATGAAATTAGTCCAGTTGATCTAGTATCACCTACAATAAAATTTAATCAAATCAACAATGTATATGTCAGTCAATTTTTAGCTGATTATCCTACTGGTATTGATGGAATAACCAGTCTTAACGGTCGTACTATTATCTTTACAAACAGGATTGAAAGCGCCGAAGTTGGTGGTTGGCAAGTAACTACCATGTTTGATCCAATTCCAAGTGCTGGAGTAACTGGAGCCGTTGGGACTTATGATACAACAACATTTGACCAGACCACAGATATCAATCTACAGAGTCAGCGATATAGTATTTGGAAAATTAATTATGTCTACGATGATCCTCTAAATCCTTATATGGTTTTAGAAAACGTTTTTGAAGTTCCAGTACTAACCAAATTTAAAATTCTCTACGGTGACAAATGGAGTAGCACATATTGGTACAAGGACTCTAGCGGATATTTTACCGAACAGCCCTTATTAACCGCTATTCAAAATGTTCTATGGTATCAAGATGCTGATAATCCAGAAATTTTTGGACAAATAAAGCTAGTACCTGCGCTTGAAGCCGAACCAATTGATATTAACGATATCATAGGAGCAAAAAATTATACCAGTCCTAATGGTGTGACACTGACAAACGGTCTAAAAATACAGTTCAGAGGCCCAGTTCAACCTGCCCAATTTCAAAATCTTGAATACTATGTTGAGGGCGTAGGGACTGGCCCGGGTATTTCAAGCCGAGTGGGCTTTATAGACGGCGAAGCCTACTTTGGCGATTTCCATGTGGTCAACAATCAAAAAATTACTGGACTTGCAAATACCACCACGTTTCAGCAGTATATCTATGACACTGTTGAGGAAAGTTTAATCAACTTTGGTAAAGGTGGTCCCAACGATGCACCGCTGCCACAACAGTCTGTTTATACTGATAATTTAGGAAACGGTATAAAATTAATTCCTGTACAGGAACTAGTAACGCCTGAAAAGTATACTAAGAGTGCTCTGGTACCCTATGACAGTACCCCATACGATGTTGGCAGTTTTGATGTAAGTCTTAACGCACCATTGGTACCCGACTATCTTACAATTAATAGAGCCAGCCAAGATCGAAACGCCTGGAGTAGAAGCAACAGATGGTTCCACGTTGATGTTATAAATTACAGTGCCGAATTCAATGGTGTTACTGCAACGTTTGACAATAATCTGCGAGCCAAACGACCAATCATTGAATTTAATCCTAATCTACATTTGTGGAACTATGGCACAGAATTTAAAAGATCAGTTAATATAATTGATTTTAATGCCACCGATGCTTTAAGTACCGTGGTTGGTCAGTCAGGATATGGCTATGATGGCTATACATTTATCACTGGTACCACAGTAATCTTTGCCGCAGACCGTGACCCCGCAGTGCGAAATAAAATATATCGCGTAGATTTTGTAGATCCCAACAATACTGGTAATCTAGTTATTGATCTTGTGCCAGTGGTTAACGCTGACGCACTTATCAATCAGGTAGTTGTCAGTCTTAACGGACTAATTCAACAAGGCACTACCTACTGGTTTGATGGAATCACATGGCAGGCTGCCCAACAAAAAACTGGAGTTAATCAAGCGCCGTTGTTTGATGTATATGACTTAAATGGCGTCAGCTTTGGAAATAGAGATTATTATCCTAGTTCAACATTTGCTGGGTCTAAGCTATTTGGCTATGCTGAAGGTGGCACTAGTATATCTGATGAAGTATTAGGTCTAAGCTTAAAGTTTTTAAACATCAATAATGTTGGCGATATAGTATTTTCTAACTTTTTCTATAACGATACGTTTTTGTATGTTCGAGATAATATTAGTATTACTGTAGAAGTTGGGTCCGGATTTGCAAGACAGTATTTTGATAGAATAGGGTTTACCAATCAGATTGGCTGGCAAACAGCTATAGCTGAGAATCGTAGTCGCCAGGTATTTAGATTTACTGATATTACCAACAGTTGTATTCTAGATGTGCCAGTGGATACCGAATCAGTGTATCCACCTGTGCAAGTCTATGTTGACGGCGTGTTTTTTGATCCAGGTAAGTATTCGTATTCAGTAACATCAACTAATACCACGGTAACTTTTGGAGAGAATATTTCAGCTAACAGCATTGTTGAGCTACAGGTTATAAGCAATTTTAAGAGTAGTGTGGCATTTTATCAAGTGCCGGTTAATTTAGAAAATAATGCTGTAAACAAAAACAGTGCAGAATTTACACTTGGTACAATTAGAACCTACTACAACAGTATTGGCGAAAATTTACGTAATGTACAGGGCAAGATTAACGGGGCTAATAACACAAGAGACCTAGGGAACTTAATTCCATATGGTACATCTATCATTCAGAATTCTAGCCCCTTAATGCTGTCTGGTGTGTTTTTACGACGCAAACAGTATGAACTGTTTAATGCAATAAACTATAATGCAACCGAGTACTCAAAGTACAAGGCTCTGCTCTGTGATCTTGCCGCGCAGAATGATTTTATAAATCTAACCACCACGCAAGTACTAGATGCAGTATTGCAACAGATTAGTGCTGGCAAAACCGAAATCAATCCGTTTTATTGGTCGGATATGCTTCCTTCGGGTGAAACATATAACGAACTGAATTATACAGTATCGTTAATTACAACCAATACGTTCTCAATAAGTCAAAGTTATAATTTTACATCAAGTAACTATCAAGGTTTGTTAGTTTATCTAAATGATAATATACTTACTATTGGTTACGATTATCTAGTACCAGAGGATACTGCGGCTATTACAATTACTGTGCCGTTAAGTCTTGGCGATAAAATTTCTATTCGAGAATACTCAACTACCTATGGAAGTTTTGTACCAAATACTCCTACCAAACTTGGATTGTATCCAGCATACAAACCAGAAATCTACATCGATGACAGTTATATAACACCAACTAATGTTATCAAAGGGCATGATGGTTCTATTACAATAGCCTTTGGTGACTATCGAGATCAAATTTTACTAGAATTTGAAACTAGAATATTCAATAATTTAAAAATTAAATCGCCTATACCTTTAGACTATGCAGATGTAGTACCCGGAGAATTTAGAACTACTGAATACACCATTGAAGAAATTAACAGTATACTGGTTAGTGACTTTTTGGCCTGGACTGGTTATAATAAGTTAAACTATACTCAACAGACCTATGTTGCTGATGATCCGTTTACCTACAACTATAGCCAAAGTGCTAATAGATTAAATGGACAACCTCTACTAGGCGCCTGGCGCGGTATCTATAATTACTTTTACGACACTATTAGTCCCAACACTACTCCTTGGGAAATGTTAGGCTTTAGTGAAGAGCCAAGCTGGTGGCAAGATAGATACGGGCCAGCGCCGTATACATCAGGAAACTTAGTTCTTTGGGACGATCTAGCCCGAGGCTACATTGCCGATCCAATTAAGCCGCGGATTGACCCAAGGTTTATTAGACCTAACTTAGTCGAAGTGATTCCAAGTGGATCTGAAGGCGAACTAGTTGACCCATTAAATGCCGTAGCTGGCAATTTTGATCGAACTAGTTTTAGAAGAAGCTGGGCATTTGGTGACGGTGGTCCTGTAGAATCAGCTTGGCGTGCAAGCTCAAACTGGCCATTTGCAGTAATGAGACTGCTGGCGCTGACCAAACCAGCAGAGTTTTTTAGCTTATTTGTTGACCGAGATTTGTACAAGTTTAATGATACATTGGGACAATATCTTTGGGATAATAGATTTAGATTAGAGGCTCAAAACATAACTCCATTATATGGAAATGGCACGAGTAAGGCCAGTTATATTGATTGGATCATTGATTATAATCAGCAACTAGGAGTTAACAGTAATTCTGATCTTGAGAATTTATTACAGAACATTGATGTCAGACTATGCTGGCGTTTGGCTGCGTTCTCGGACAAAAAATATCTAAAACTCTATACTGAACGCAGTACACCGGGTGCAAGTAACACCAGCCTACTGCTGCCAGATGAAAGTTATCAAGTACTGCTCTATAGTAATCCAGCATCAGAACAGTTACTTTACAGTTCAGTGATTGTACAAACTACCGACGACGGCTGGGCCGTGTTCGGCTACAGTGGTTTGTCAAGTTATTTTGAAATATTTGAATCAAAACCGTCTGCACAAACTATAGAAATAGTTGCTGGAGGCAGCGTAGAAGTAATACCTGCTGAATATACTAGAAATGTTGTTAGAGTACCCTATGGATTTGTCTTTACAAACCGTGCCGCAGTATGTGACTTTTTATACAGCTACGGTGAATATTTAAAAACCCGCGGTATGTCATTTACCACGATCGAGAATGGTTACATTATTGATTGGAAACAAATGGCAGTCGAGTTTTTATACTGGAGTAATCAAGGCTGGAGCAGTGGTAGCATCATTAACCTAAATCCAGGTGCTAAAACATGTACAGTTACCAAACCAGGATATGTTGCTGAAAGTCTGGTACCAACTAGACAGGATAATTTAATTTTAAATCAGAACAGGCAACCTTTCCCCAAGGCATCTCTGGTGTTCAATCGATTGGGCAATGATTTTAGTGTTACATCAAGTACATCTGACACCATTAACTATTTGAATTTAAGATTTACAGCATTTGAGCATCTTATTGTTTTAGATAACAGAAGTATTTTTGCTGATTTAATCTACGATCCAATCACTGGTGCACGACAAAATAGAATACTAGTTAATGGGTGGCTCAGCGGCGACTGGAACGGAACAGTTAATGCTCCAGGGTTTGTGCTTAATCAGGATAATATTCAAGAATGGAAACCCAATCAAAAATATACCAAAGGACAGATTGTACTCTTTAAAAATGAGTATTGGAGTGCAGCCTCTATTGTGCCAGCGAGCCAAGAGTTTGATTTTGCTCTTTGGATTAAGAGTGACTATGCCGACGTACAAAAAGGTCTATTACCAAATGCGGCCAATGCCAGCGACCAATTGGCCTTGTCTTACAGCACGTATAATGCTAATCTAGAACAAGAAACTAACCTTTTCAGTTACGGACTTATTGGATTTAGACCAAGAGATTACATGCAGGCTCTAAACTTAGATGACGTAAGTCAGGTAAATCTATATCAGCAATTCTTAGGATCAAAAGGCACAAATCGAAGTACAGAATTGTTTAGTTTTGCTGATCTTGGTAAAGAAACAGCTCAGTACGACATCTATGAATACTGGGCAATTCTGCGCAGTATGTACGGCGCCAATGCTAATAGAAGTTACTATGATCTAAGACTAAATCAGGCTCTTCTTCCAAGTGATCCTAGCATTGTTCAAGTTATTCAACCACATGAAGAAAGCCAGGCTGACCAGAAAATTTTAGTTGATGACATATGGCAAAGCAGTTACAAAATTACAACTCCTAACATATTGCCAACAACATTGACGGTGCCAACTGACACTGGGTTGCCCTCGGCCGGTTACGTTAGCTTAAATGATGTTGACATAACTGTGTTTGATCTAAACGATACTGAAAATATTACAACCGCATTGAATTCAATTGGGGTCGGAACAACAGTTTGGGTAGCAAAGGTAAACATCTTTGACTGGAACGTTTATATTAGTCAAAAGGTTCCTGGCAGTGTTATTCAAGTTGAAAATAATTTAAACGGTGCGTCTATTGCCACATTTAATCAGCAGCACAATCTGCAGGTCAATGATCTAGTTATAATAAAAAACTTTTCAGAAACTATTAATGGTGTTTATCGAGTTTTAAATGTACCTAGTCTAGAAACTATTACCATCAACTATGCATTTAGTGAAACACAAACCACCGAAGTTGGCATAGGTTTGGCTCTTACACTCAAGACTACGCGAGTGGCCCAGCCTAGTGACATTTTGAATCTTGACTTTGCTGATCAATTGCAACCAGGAGTTAAAGTCTGGGTCGATAACAACGGCGACGGGCGTTGGACTACACTAGAAAAAACCAACCCGTTTGTTGAAGAAAATACGCTGGTTCCTAAAACACTCTACGAAAGAAGTCTGTTTGGTAGTAGTGTTGCGCAAGGACTGTTTAACCTAAGTGCGTTAGTTGGCGCACCTGGCTATAATCCAAATAATATTGCCACAGCACCGGGTGCAGTTTATACCTATATAAAAACTGATCAAGACATTTATGAAGAGAATAGTATCTTATCTCTAACAGCCACTGATGCTGCCGGTTATGGCAATGCCATGGACATAGGCGACAAAACCTGGGGTGTAGTTGGTGCAAGCGCCAGCTACAATAACCGCGGGTATGTTACCCCAATATACGTAGCTCCGGGTAGCAATTATTTTGAGCAAAGACAACTACTAACAGCGCCTGATCAAGATTTTGGACTGATTGAATTTGGTTACTCGGTAACCATGTCTCAAAACGAACAGTGGATGTTTGTGGGAGCACCGGGAAAAAATAAGGTCTATGCCTATCATCAAATTCCAGTTCAGAGACAAAGTGTAACTTATATTACTAATGGAACTCTGAGCACCTATAACTATAGCAACAGTATTAAGATTTCTGCAGGCCAGTATGAGCAGATAAGTGTAGCTCTGGACAATACACTGTTAACTTACGGTGTTAACTATTCAGTATCCGGAACTGATATAACATTAACCGATATTCCGGTTGCCGGACTTGAATTAATCATTACACGTAAAACGTCAGTCCAGCTGGATCGGGGTAACTATCAAGATGTAGTACCAGTATCAACATCAGGCAGCGGCAGTGGCGCAACTTTTTCTGTGTCTAGAATTCGTGGAAATTACTATGCTACAGTATCAAATGCAGGAATAAATTATTCAATTGGTGATACTATTACAATTTCGGCCACGTCAATTGATGGTGGATCTTCACCAGCGAACGACTTAATACTAACTGTCACCGATGCATCAATTGGTGGTGCTATCATCACATTCTCTCAGTCAGGATCTGGCGTATCTAATACCAGTGTTTTCCCCTTAGATCCATATTTGGCCACTGCAACAAATATATTTTCATTTACAGTAAAAGTAAATGAACAACTGTACAGGCCATATATTGATTATGATTTTAACTCTGATAGTGCTTATCAGCAATACGATTTAGTGTTTATAACTGTGCCACCAGCTGGTGCAGACATCTATGTTTCATCTGACAGTTATTTTGACTTTGTTGACACAATTTCAGTCCCTGGGCTCGAAGAGAATGCTAGATTTGGACACAGTATTACCTGTAACAGCACAGGTAGTGTGCTACTAGTTGGCACACCGCAGACAAACTTCGGCCAAGGATCAACCTATATTTTTGATCGAAACATTGAACGTTTTATTGTCACTGATCCCACACAGACAAACTATTCAACGGTGCAGAGCCTGGTTACTCCGGGCTCAATATCAGTAACACTTAACGGTGTATTTTTAGTTGATACCAATTTAAACATAAATGGTACCTACGCCATTGATACAACCACGCCAGGCAGTGAATTTGTCTATGTTACTGCGCCCTTGTCAATTGGTGACATCCTAGAAGTAGAAACAAATCAATTTGCGCAAATAGAAGTAGTAACAAGTACACAAGCCGAAAACAATGCTAAATTTGGATACAAAATTGATCAATGTATTAATGATTGTAGCCTGTATGCGGCATCACCTTACAACAGTACGGTCCTTCCCGAAGCCGGACAAGTTGAATTTTTTCAGAATCAAAGCCGAGTATATGGAGCTATAACTTCAACGATTGCCAACCCAACACTTACCACAGGTGATTACGTTAGATTAAACAATCAATATGTTCAGTTGTCTGGTACCACAGTTGGTGACCTTGCTGATGCAGTAACGTCGGCTAACCTACAAAACGTTGCGGCCACAACTACTCCAAACTTAATCTTAGTTGGGGATGGGGCAACAAAATTATTTGACATTGGTACCATATATACTGAAGCTGATAGCTACACGCCAGTTGTCTACGTAGACGATGTACTGCAAACAGTAAATGTTGATTATACAGTTATCAACGACAACCAACTAAATTTCACAATAGCACCTGCTAGTCAATCAGTAATACTAGTTGTTAGTGGAAGAATTACATTCAGCGTGGTAAATCTTGATGCAAGCGTCCCGTTGAATAGACTTCAGGTATCTCCAGGTGCAGGCACACTGTTTGACGATCTTGGACTGTTTACCTATGTCTGGCAACAAACAATCACAAGCCCAACGCCACAGGCATTGAGTCATTTTGGCGAAGGATTGTTTATCAGTGATAATACCACTACACTCCTAGTAGGTGCACCAAATGGCAGTATGGTATCCCCTACTACATTTGATCATGGTGCAACCTATTTTGATAGCTACAGCACTAACTTTGCTGATGCAGTTGTACAAAGTGGTGTAGTATATTCGTTTGACGCATTGCCGTCAGCTAATCCATCAATAACTAATTCTCTAAAGTTTGTATTTGGTCAGCAGTTTGTTAATTCAGCTGTGCAGCCGTTAGATCAATATGGTGTTGCCATAGACTATACCACTGGAACATTGCTTGTGGGCGCCCCTGGCAGTGATTTAGAAGATAGTTCGTTAGCTAACTACGGAAAAGTTATACAATATCATAATCCAGATTTTTCACCAGCCTGGAAACCAATTAGGGTACAGGAGCAGGTTGTTGACGTTGCGCTGTTAAACACCATATACATGTATGATGCGGCTACTGGTGGTCCT